CTAGAATCGAACACATGGCAAAGGAAACCCCTGAGAAATCGGGGGAGACCCCCAGTTCGCCGGAAACCGGCAAACTGGTTGGAGCCAACCGCACCCAGGTCGAGACTTTTTTCGAAGTCCTTCCCGAACTGCGGTAGGGTTATCGTCAAAAACGACAACCCCTCGTGTTCAACTCTCTCCGCGAGAGTTTGTTCGTCGCGGATGGTGCTTGTGTGACACATGGTCCCCAAATCATCGAGGACCGACAGCAAGAGCGGCATGGGGCTTTTCACCGCGCCCCCTCAATGGGAGGTCGAAGGATCCTTGCACCACGTCCACGACTCGCGTTGACCCGTATTCACGGAGCTCTACCTGCCGTGGTTCGCCTAAATTCAGGCTAGCCACGGTAAGCAGGAGTCCGCAACAGCCAGTGATAAATCTCATGCACTGGCTGGTCAGTTCTCGCCACCAAGAAACTTGGTGATGTTGGCACCAGAAGTCGCCTGCATGTTGGCTAGGAAGCCGTCGATGACGGCCTTCTGCTCCGCAACCGTGTACCCAGTGAGAGGGACGTCCGCCACGACATAGAAAGTCATGGAATACGGGACGTTCGTCGCTGGGAACAGAGGGTCCGGAGCGTTCTTCTTGTGCACGATTCGTGCCGTTCTGCGAGCGCGCTTCCCGAGGGAATGCGCAACTGACAGAACAATGGTTCCGTCAGCGGTAGAAAACTCACCGCTACGAACGCCACTGCTGACACGCGGCAATGAAGCCGCGCCAGCTGGCACGATCGTAACTGACTGTGGATCTGTGAACATGGGGCGTCGTCCTTGCTGAGATGTTCCAACAACCGAATAGCTGCTGGATCGTGTGCTATGGCTAGCTCCCTAGCTACCACAGCTTTCCAGGCGCCTTGGTAATACCAAGGGCCCCGAGAATCGACCACTGCCGAACATTGAATCCGTTCGGATCAAGGCCGAAACCGTAAGGGGTCGCCCGTACCCTCTGCTTCCTCACAGTTGAGAAAGTCAGAGAGATGGGACCACAGGATCCTACTCCATCCGGAATAGGCCCGTGCAGCGACAGGGTATGGTCACTGATGGTTTCACTCATCAGATACCCGTATCGCAAAACCAAGCCGTCTTCTGAAAGCTTCGAAGCATTGGCAATGTTATCGCCAATGTTCGCCTTCCAGTCAGATAGCCAACTCCATGGTGCAAGGTTCCAGAGCGTCTCGGCGTCTAGCCGAGTTCCGAGCAAGTGGTTAACCATCTGCTCGTACTCCTTCAGCCTGTTTAGGACATGATTGTCCTTCTGCAGGAAGTAGGTGAATGCGCCCGAGAACGTGACGGTATTTTGCGTCCGTCGCGTCTCTTTTAGAACCCCGCCCGTCGCCCTACCTAGCCACATCGAAGCGAACCCACTCGGAGAGACATTTTCGGCCCAAAAGGTCGAATAGCCATCCGGGTAGGACTCCTCAGTGACGGTAGTAGGGAAGGTCAGTCGCCGGCGTATAGAATTGCCGGCGTCTCGCTGGAACTGATCAAGAAGCCGTGAGGCGTTCTTGATGGCGTAGAAAGTCTTGTGGACGTCGCTAACAAGCGGCAGCCAACCAAACTGGGTTTCCAGATGCTTATCGGCAACAGTTCGAGCCGATGCAGTCGTGGACTTCCAGTGGTCCAAGTCGAGTGAGGGCGGAAAGCCCTCAGATTTCAACTCGGCAAGGCTCACAGCGAGATTTTCTACAGGGTTCGTCGGTGTTGTCAGCTTGATGGCCTTCGGTCCGTAGAATGAAGTATCTACGTCCGGAGTATCACCATACAAGCTCCCGTGATAGAACGGACCTGGGAAACCGCTTTGTCCCAGATCTGGCATCACTGGACCGTCGTACCTCCACGATTGAGACCCGTCGCGCCCCTCAAGGTGCGCATTGGCGGATCCAACCGACACCAATTGCATAACGGTGTCGAACTCGTGGCCTGTGTCAGCACCAGAGGACTGGTGGTGGAGGTCACTGCGCAGATTATGAAACAAGT